TGCTGCACAACAGCTTCCTGTTGGCCGGCCTTTTTGATCCGGGTGAACGACTTATCGGTCTCGACCAAAGTCTTTACCGCGTTTCGTCTCTCATTAACTGCGGCTTCGAAGCGCTTTTCGACATCTGACTTTTGGGCTTTGTCGACCGTGTCCAACCTCGCCTCGAGTTTCTTAATCTCCTGGCGCGTGGGATCGGTTCCCGCTTCCTTTTCAATCAGATAGTTCGTGAATTCGTCGTATTTGACGATTTCCTCAATGCCGGAATAGTCCTTTTTGGCTAACCGTTCTTCGAGAGCTTCGAGTTTCGCGATCTTCGTCGCTCTTTTCCTCTCCTCGCCCGCGCTTGCGGTTGATCTTTCCCGGATCATGAACAAGGCAGCGGAGGAAAAGGCACGACAACTGCCGGACCCTAAAACCTATCACATCCTAACGGTTGTGCCTCAAGCCGATGAAGAATTCGCGGACAGCGAAATTGGCCTGATTAAAGATTCTCAAACCATGAGGTACGAAGAAATACTGACACCAGTATTATTTGTAGTGAAAATGGGGCCCGACTGCTACGCAGATAAAACACGGTTCCCAAGCGGTCCTTCATGTAAGGAGGGTGATTTTGTCATCGTGCGCCCAAATTCAGGCACAAGGTTAAAAATTCACGGCCAAGAGTTCCGAATCATTAATGATGATTCTGTTGACGCAGTGGTGCAAGACCCACGCGGCATCCAACGTGCGGGGAATTGATCATGGCTGAAGTTGAATTTAAATTTCCTGATGAAGAAAATTCCGAAACTCAAGTTAATATTGAAACGGAAAAGCCGGAAGTAGAAATCAAATCAGAAAAACCTGATGTTGAGCCTTCCGATGATGAACTGAGTGAATATGGTCAGCGCGTTCAGCGCAGGATGAAGAAATTCTCCGAAGGCTATCACGAAGAAAAACGTGCCCGCGAAACTGCGGAACAAGAGCGTTTAGCCGCTGAAGAGTTTGCAAAAGCTGTATATCAAGAAAATCAAAGCTTAAAGAATCAGCTTAAAAACGGCAGCGAAGCTTATATTCAAACTTCAAAACACGCCGCAGAAGTTGAATTAGAAGCGGCAAAAAAGAAACTCAAAGAAGCATTTGAGGCTGGTGATGCCGATAAATTGGTGTCTGCTCAGGAAGAAATCTCCAAGGCAACATTAAAAATTGATCGCGCCAGCACAATGCGTCCAGTGGAAATTCAAGATAATTTTCAAGTTCCTCAGCGTCAGCAACCAGCCCAAGAACAAATTACCCCAAGAACTCAAACTTGGGTATCCGATAATTCGGATTGGTTTGGAAAAGATGATGAAATGACAATGCTTGCAATGGGTCTTGACAAAAAACTTCAACGCGAGTATGGTGCAAACTATATCGGTACAGAAGAATATTTCCGTACTATTGATAACGCAATGCGTAAAAGATTTCCTGAGTACTTTGACACTCAGAGCGATGATGATGATCGGACATCCCAAACACGATCCATTCCGGCGGGAGAAGAACCGCGCCGCGCACGATCTGCTTCACCGGTTGCCCCGGCGTCAAGAAGCACACCGCCAAGTCGCGTTCGACTGAAGCCTTCTCAAGTTGCGTTAGCCCGCAAGCTAGGGATTACTCCAGAAGCATACGCAAAACAGGTAGCAATTTTAAGTAGAGGTGAATAATGGAACAAGTTGTAGAACAAAAACGCAAATCGCGTGAATTTGAAACACGTGCTGCCGATTTTTATCGTGCAGAATCGTGGCAAAAGCCTGAAACTTTGCCGATGCCAAATCCCCGTCCGGGATGGGTTCATCGTTATATTCGCGTTAGCACTTTGGGTACAGCCGATCCCGGTAACATCTCTGCAAAACTTCGTGAAGGTTTTGAGCCTGTAAAGGCAGACGAATATCCGGAGTTAATGATGCACGCAGTTGTCGATGGGCGCTTTAAAGGCGGCATTGAGATTGGCGGGCTCGTACTTTGCCGTATTCCAGAAGAATTTTTGAAGCAGCGTGATGCATATTATTCGCGCCAAAACAAAGTTCAAATGGAATCGGTGGATCAATCATTTATGCGCGAAAGCCACCCCAATATGCCAAAGTTCTCTGAACGGCGTTCTGAGGTGAGTTTCGGTTCTGGTTCTAAATAAATAAGGAGTCTTAAATGGCTTATCCCGTTGTTTCAGCGCCTTACGGCCTGAAGCCGATCAATTTGATCGGTGGGCAGGTTTTTGCGGGTTCTACCCGTGAACTGCCAATTCAATACGGTTACGGCACAAGCATCTTTTATGGTGACTTTGTGGTTCTGTCGCGTGGTTTTGCTACCCGCGCCTCCGTTTCTACTGGTACTGGCGTTAACCAAATCACTGGCGTGTTTTTGGGTTGCTCTTTTACTAACCCCTTGACCAAGCAGAAGACATTCTCGCAATACTGGCCTGCGTCCACGCTGGCTGGTGATGCCCGAGCAATTGTTTGCGACGATCCTGACACCGTGTTTAAAGCAGTGGTTACCTCTTCTGGTACTACCGTTGCTTCCGGCGCTTTGTCTTTGATTGGCACAAACCTGTCTTTGGTTAACAACACAGGTAACTTGAACACTGGCGATTCTGCCAATGCTGTCTTGGCTCCTACTGCAACTCCTGTCACCACGATCCTCCCAGTTCGTTGCGTTGGCGTTGTTCCAGATACAGCCGTGACTGGTTCCGCCACTGGTAGCTCTTCAAGCACTACCATTACCTTGACCGGTGCTGGCGCTCCATTTGCATTGCCTGTTGGTACTGATGTTGCTTACTTGGCCTCTAATGGTCAATTGATTGAAACCGGTTCTTTTGTGACCTCTGCTGCTACCGCTGGTGCCACTTCGGTGACCATCAACGCACAGCCTACAGTCCTTGGCTCTGGTGCTGACATCCCTTCTTCGTCCACCATTGTGTTTACACAGTACCCAGAAATTCTGGTGAAGGTAAACTTGCTGGTTCATGGCTATTACAGCTCTGCAACCGCCTAATAAGGAGTAACTCAAAATGGCTATTTCACGCGCACAACTACTTAAAGAGTTGCTCCCCGGTCTGAACGCTTTGTTTGGTCTGGAATACGCTCGCTACGGCGAAGAGCATAAAGAAATCTACGAAACCGAAACTTCCGAGCGTTCGTTTGAAGAAGAGACAAAACTGTCTGGCTTCAGCGCAGCACCCGTAAAGGCTGAAGGTTCCGCGATTGCTTATGACAATGCTCAAGAAGCATGGACCACTCGTTACAACCATGAAACGATTGCTCTGGGCTTCTCGATCACTGAAGAAGCTATCGAAGATAACTTGTATGACAGCCTGTCTGCACGTTACACCAAAGGCTTGGCTCGCGCTATGGCCTACACCAAGCAGGTTAAAGCTGCCGCCGTCTTGAACAACGGTTTCAGCGCAGCCTACACTGGTGGTGACGGTGTTGCTTTGTTTAGCACTTCTCACCCATTGGTTAACGGTGGCGTTAACGCAAACACCCCTTCAACTCAAGCTGATTGCAACGAAACTTCTTTGGAAGCTGCCGTTATTCAAATCGCTGGTTGGACGGATGAGCGCGGTTTGCTGCTTGCAGCCAAGCCTAAGAAATTGATTGTTCCTCCACAATTGATGTTCGTCGCTACCCGCCTGCTGGAAACAGAACTGCGCGTTGGTACTACCGACAACGATATCAATGCTTTGAAGAACAACGGTTCCATCCCTGAAGGATATACCGTTAACCACTTCTTGACCGACACCAATGGTTGGTTCTTGATGACTGACGTACCTAACGGTCTGAAGCATTTCGTCCGCACCCCGCTGCAAAACAGCATGGACGGCGATTTTGATACCGGTAACGTGCGTTACAAGGCCCGCGAGCGTTATTCGTTCGGCGTGTCTGATCCGCTGGGAATCTTCGGATCGCCCGGTTCGTCCTAAGCTCTAGGGCTTAGAGAGGGCTCCTTCGGGGGCCCTTTTTTGTTGTCTAAACACAACAAAACAGCGTAATGAAACCGCATAAAAAACCATGTAAGATGTTTTTGCAGCAAGGTTGCTGTGGTTAATTTTTGGAGAATCCTATGTTTTTTACCGTATCTGTTGACGTGGCTGACGGCGGTTTTTTTGAGTACTCCACCGAGTCCATCGTAAATTTCCTGCAGACCGTAGTCTCCTT